GAACGTCCTTACTGACAGCTATGACTCAATTGACATCGGGGAAAAGAAAGTTACGTTAACCGATGAGCTTGAGAAGGCTTCTGCACTGGCTGGAGACGCTCTTACCGATGCCAGAATGAGCTACGCTCTGGATAAGGCTACCGGAACGCTTAACAGTGGACTTCGTGGTCATATGATCCAGAACAGGAATTCCGATGGCTGGGCAAATGAGCTGCTTTTCCTTGACAACGAGAACATCGATCAGGCAAGAAACGTTCTTAGAATTAACTATGCCGGAATAGGATTTAGCTCGACTGGCTATAACGGAAACTTCTGGCAGTCATGGACACTCGATGGAAAGATGACCCTTGGCGGTGTTAATAACGGTTATGGCGACCTGTGGCTTCTCTCATCTCAGGCAGTTCCGATGGTTGAGCTTGACAACGACGGGCTTAAGCTTTGGAACATTACTGATGCAGGATTTCTCGCTAACGGGGTAATGTACAAAGATGGCGATCACACCGAAGCAATAACTCCAAGAGAAGGTTCGTATTACGTGGATCAGACCGAACGCAAGGTATACAAGTACGAAGGCGGATACCGGGAAGTAGAAGAGCATGAGGGCATCATGGCTCAGATGGTTCATAAGGGTTTTGGACTCTATGAAGGAGATATTGACCTTAAATGGAATGGCATGACCGGTATCTATTTCAAAGCTTCGGAAGAGGAAGGAACTTCTGATACTCTGCAAATTGGCGACTTCATGGTTGTCTATGAAGACGAGTATGGAAGACAGATTTGGGAGTCTTCTGATGAAACTACCGGAATGTCCGGAGAGCCTGACGAATGGGGTAAATACTATCTTTGGGCAGGCTATCATAGAGAATCTGGAGAAGAAGAGGGCCAGGAGTACGAAACCGAGGAAGTAACCTTTGCTGTCGAGAATCAAGGCGGTGGAGGAAACGACATCGTTAAGATCAACGGGTATCTCAGAGTCAACGAAGTTGATATTCTTGACTATTGTGCAGGACTTGAAGATCGCATTTCGGCACTTGAACATAGCAGCAGTGGCGGAGGCGGCGGCCCCGACGAATCCGATCCCGGCGAAGATAGCGGTGGTACAGGCCCCGGATATCAGAATTAAAGGAGGAAATACATGGCAATTTCAACACAAATCCAGAATCTTAATCTGATTCCGGGAAAATCAGTCCCTGTGGTGGTTCATCTGTCACAGGGAAATGTTGGTAATACAGTGCAGTTCTATCTGTATGATGGCGACAATCCGTACTATCCGACAAATGTCTCTATCGCTGTACACGGTGTTAGGGCAGACAACACGGTCTTCGGCCCTTATGCAGTTAGCGTTACAAGCGGCAGCAATCTCGTTTCGTTTGATATTGTGGCGGCAATGACGTCTGTTAATGGCGCAGCTATCGCAGAGCTGGTTATTTCGGACAGCAACCAGAACCAGATCGGTTCGGCAAACTTCGGTATGCTTGTTGAAGCTACACCCTATTCTACAAGCGTTACATACGAGGATGACCTGTCCATTTATCAGAGGATTCTTGCCTATGTGCAGAGCATCCCAGGAAACATTTCTGGACAGATCGCAACAGAAGCTGATGAGAGACAGAGAGCTATTGAAGCGGAAAGAAATGCTAGAACATCTGCAATAGATAACGAAGCTACCATAAGAGGAAATGCGGTAACCACCCTGACTAACAGAATTGCTACTGAAGAAACTGCTAGAGCAAGCGGTGATTCAAATCTGCAGACTCAGATTAACCAGCTTGTAGCTCCTAGTGGCGCAGCGCCATCGGCGGCGGAGGTTCAGAACGCCAGAATCGGTCAGGACGGCCTTACATATGCAACACTCGGAGATGCGATTCGTAGAAATGATGAGCGTAATTACAATGCTGCGTATATTTACCACGAGAGTGTTGCTGCTAACACATACACCGAAAAAGACTATGCGATCGACAAACGGCTGATGTATGACCTTGGAGTGACTGTGTTGGTCACAAACCTTAGCGCATCACAAGGATATTTTACAATTAGGCTTCTAGACAAAGACGGTGCGGTTGTTTCTGCTTCCCAGACGCATCTTCTTTCAACTGGTCAGCAGCTCAATTTGCCTTATAATCCAAATGATTCTGCAACTTTCGGAAAAGGGTATGGCTATTATCAAGAGCCCCTGAAATTTAGAGTTCTTACGCCGAATAAATCTGCGTATCACATTTCTATTGCATACAACCGAAGTGACTACCTCAACAGTCTTATAAAAGAGCTTCCTGAAATTAAACAAAGGGTTCTTGGCGATGACGGCAGCACTGCCACGCGAGGATATATTACGTCAGCAGGGGCAGTCTCAAGACAAACCAGTATCGGCAACATGATTTATACATTTGATAATGTAAAAAGAGGCGATCAGTTCGTTTATACAGGCGGATACGGTTGGGGAGTTGTCTGGGGATATTATGCTGACGGAACGGCAGTAAATCTTATTCCTGGGAATAAGAGATGCGTAAATTACGTGGTCACCATTACGGATGAAAACATAAAAACAGTGCGAGGTTGGGGCACTATTAACGGATCGTCCGGTTTCCCGGATGTATCTTTCAAACGAAGAACGAGCGAGCCCATCGAGTATACGGTTGACTTGTATGGTCGTGGTGATTTCAGCGATATTCAGAGTGCTATTGACTATGCTAAGGATCAGTGCGAACAGGAGGCTATAACAACACCTGTAACGATCCACATCAAAAACGGTATATATCAGCTTACTCCTAGATCAGACAGAGCGTATGTTATAGATAAGGGAGCTAACATGATAAGCCTGATTGGAGAGAGCAGAGACCAGACTATCATAACACTCACGAATACACCGGCGGTAAACAATAAGATTCTTGAGGTTGGCGGGCATTGTACCATCGCAAATCTTACTCTTAAGAATCTTTGGAATGATGATGGATCAACGTACAGCGGAAGTCATAATGCTTATTGTCTGCATAATGATATTTCAGCAGGATATGAAACACCGTACGTCACAACAGTAGAAAACTGTTATTTATATTCGGAAGCGTTCTGCCCTGTAGGAGCTGGTCTTCAGAATCATCAGACTCAGGTATATAGAAACTGTGTGTTCGAGTACAACAGTTTAGAAGCTACACACGACTACGCGCAGCATGGAGCATTGTATGTGCATTCTCCTTCTTCGTCTACAGCCGGAGATTGTGCTGTTGTAATTGACAACTGTACATGCATTTCTAAATGCGGCACTAAGGCACTTGAGCTTCCAAACGTTAGCGGTTCGTTAAGCTATGTTGATATTCCAGTGACGATCAGAAGATCTATCGGAGTTACGAATGGCAGTGTGATTAGTAACGTAACGGCGTCAACTCATAAACTGACATCGGATTGTAAACTTAACTCGGTTTCTGATTGGAATGTATGATACGGAGGCGCTAATGGAAATCCTTACGTTCATCGGTGCGCATTGGCTGGAATGGCTGTTTACGGCTGTTCTGGCTGCCCTGTCCTGGCTTTTCAAGATGATGCGTGACCAACTTAAACAGGAACAGGCGAAAAATGAGGCTATCGCGGAAGGTGTACAAAGCCTCTTAAGGGAATCTATTGTCAGTAATTACAATAGATATTCCGACCGTGGCTTTTGCCCAATCTATGCCAAAGAGTCGATCAAGAAAGTCTACAAGGCATATCACAACCTTGGCGGAAACGACGTTGCTACGGAACTTTACAACAAAGTTCTAAAGATGCCTGAAGAGAAGAAATAATGTACGTATTCTTCAATCCTAATTCGGAGGGGAGGTGATCCTGTGCATCTGTCCAACAAAACGTACGACATCCTCAAATGGATTGCTCAGATCTTCTTACCGGCATTAGGTACTCTTTACGGAGCACTTGCTGGTATCTGGGGGCTTCCGTTTGGTACGGAGGTGGTTAAGACAATTATGGCGGTGGACTTCTTCCTGGGAGCCCTGCTGGGTCTTAGCTCAAATCAGTACAAGAAGGACCAGGAGAAATTCGGATACACAGAGTAAAAATTCCCCGGGTGGAAAATTCTGAAAAACAAGGGCTAGTGAGGTTTGCTAAGGTTCCGACATAGGGAACACGATGACTCCTCCAACTAGCCCTTCTTTATATTTTGGAGGTGGCTGCTATGATTAGAGGAACGACACCTACTTTCACGTTCACTACGGACATGGACCTCACCGGGGCAAATGTTCTGTATGTAAGCTTTATGCAGAACGGAAGAGTGCTCGTTGAAAAAGATATTAGCGATGCAGAAATCAAAGCGGACGAGGTTGTCGTGAAACTTCAGCAGGGAGACACCTTACGTTTTGACAAAGACACATCAAGACCGGTAAGCATTCAGATCAGGGCCGGATTCCCTGACGGTTCCCGCGTCGCATCTAACATCATGACGACTTCAGCAGATAGGATTCTGAAGGATGGTGAGATTTAATGAGTGTTGAGTTTGATGCGAATTTTGGAGTAAACCCAAAACTTTCTTCGACATTCAAACAGACGAGCACCTTAAGTTCCACCATGAATTCGGACGAAAAGCTTGGCGCTAGTTTTGAGAATGATTCGCCTCTTAGAGCCAGCTTTTCGAGTGATAAAGAAATGAACTCCACTTTTGGCAGTACGGTAATTATTCACGAGGGTCCTGGTGGAGATTGCATATATAGCGACACAACAGCTCATTGGAACGCGAATCCGAAGCTTATTTCTGAGAAGAACAAAGCCTATGTGTATCTGGACCATGAGTCTATCGAGGAAGACGGAAAAACTAAGTGGATTCCGGGAGTAAAAATAGGAGACGGAAAAGCCTATTTGATTGATCTTCCGTTTACCGATGAAGTTATGATCGCACATATTCGTAATTTGGGAATACATGTTACTCCTGAAGAAAAAGAATTCTGGAACAATAAGGTTCGCACATACATAGACACTGTCGAAGGCGAGCAGCTCGTCTTTACCACACATTAAGGAGGATTATACATGCCTGATATTAGTCAAATCAAGTTACCTAGCGGTAGTGTATACGATATTAAGGACCAGGGCGCTCGCGATCTTATAGCCGATCTTAGCGGTTATACAGCTTACCTTGGTGTAACCACAACCGCATTAACAGATGGAGCTACGACCAACCCAATCACAATTGGCGGTGAGTCTGTAACAGCCAAGAAAGGCAACATTGCTAACTACGGTTCTAAAGAATTTATATTCAACGGAACAGCTTGGCAGGAATTTGGTGACATGTCTGGTCTTGGAGCTCTTGCATTTAAAGATAGCGCAAGCGGAAGCTATAAACCCGAAGGTACAGTATCTAAGCCTACATTTACCGGTTCTGAATCTACAGTAACCGTTACCGCAACTACAAACACAAGTGGCAACTATCAGCCTGCAGGAACGGTTTCCAAGCCTACATTCACAGGCGCAGCAATGACTTCTACCGGCACATTTACACCTGCAGGAGATGTTACGGTAACTACAAAATCTACCACAAACAAAACTGCTACTGTTGCTCCTGCAGCATCTGGTGAAGTAACCTATACTCCTGGAGGCACTGTAGGAACTCCGACAATTACTGTAACACCTAACACGGCCACGGTTAACAGTATCACAGACGTGGGTTCACTTCCTACGTTTGGAGCAACTGTCGCAGACGAAGTCCTTACACTGAGCTTTAGCCAGGGAACTCTTCCGACTAAGGGTTCTAACCAGACGGTTGTGACCGGTATTAAATCTGCGACATCTACTCAGCCGTCCTGGACAGGTACTGGCGTAAGACTTGTGACCGGCAATATTCCTGTACCGAGCGCTTACACCGCGTCATTTGATGGATCTGAAGGAAACGTAAGCGTATCCGGCACAACTACAGGCTCTGTATCTCAGCCGACATTCACAGGTACAAAGGTTCAGCTGGCTGGCACAACCACTGCATCCGGTACAGTATCTCAGCCGACATTCACAGGTACGTCCAAGAGCGTCACAGTTTCATAGTAAGGAGGTGTCTTTATGGCAGACATCTCGAAAATTAAGACGCCGAATGGAACAACGTATGATATTAGTGTGAGCAGAAATAAGGTCGGGAAAGTAGGGGACAACTATGCAGGAGGTTTGGATCCTATTTCTTCAGCCATGATCCCGTCACATAGTGCAAATAAAATGTTTGGCCTTCCCGCTTCTGCAATAACCATCGAGTATTCTACAGATGGTGGTGCTACATGGTTGGACTACGGTGCAACTGATGCTCAGAAAAAAGGGCTGTTCATGGAGCTGAGAGCCATGAATTTTTACTTGGGCAGAAACTCAACTGTGGGAACAGCTACAACCGATCATAGATTAAGGGTTACAATCGAACCCACGGACAGATATGTAATTGTCGATGCCGTGTACGTGTGGATGTCTACAGCAGGAAATACCGTTTACATGGACATGGAGACATCCACAATAGGCAACAAAAATACATTCACGCCGGTATTCACAAGACAACCATTGGACGGATGGGCTGGGGCAAATATAAGATATTTCAAAGAAATACCGTTCGGCGGCGGTTCATCGCAAACGAGCAATGGATATAAAAAACGTTTGACATTTTATCAAACAGCTGTCAACTCCGCATACGGAGCCAGTTATATTCAAGATATTAGATTTTTTGGAAAATATACTGGCAACCGATATAATAACATGATGTTTTCAAATCATATGTATTTCTGGGATGCTGATATGAATGTGACGTTTCCGGCACAGGTGACGGCTACGAAATTCAATGGTCCTGCTACAAAAGCTGATCAGTTGACAACATCCAGAACCATTGATGGCGTAGACTTTGATGGGACAGCGGCGATAACCCATTATGGAACGTGCTCTACGGCCGCTGGTACTGCGGATAAGACTGTATCCATACCTGGATTTAAACTCGTAACTGGTGCTGTCGTCTGGGTTCGATTTACTGTAACAAACTCTGCACCAGTTGCGAATCTTACGCTGAATGTCAATTCGACAGGAGCGAAGCATATCAGGTACAGAAATGGGAACATTATCTACACTGCATCGCTCGCAGCAAATAAGACATATCCATTTGTTTACGATGGAACATACTGGCAGTTAAGTTGCGATCTTGACACCGATAATGTGGCACAATACGTAAAACCAAACGCTCCAACCGTGCATTGCGGGAGCACGGCTATCGTTGCCAACAACATTATTGTTGCCGGAACTGATGGGATGTACAAGCATCTTAAATCAGGTACTGCTTTTGATTTGCAGCGCCCAATTCTTCGCGCTGGGAGTGCAATATCTGCAAATTCTTGGGGGAGCAACAATGATGTTTATTCAACATTTATTCTTACAACAACCCAGTCTATAACCCTTACGCAAGGTAAACCTGTCTACATAAAAGGTCATCTGAATGGAACTGTGTTTACGCCAATTAGCACGGCGCCGTTAACGCAAACTGTTCCGACATCAGCTGACGGTTGTCAGTACATATACCTCGGTGTAGCGTACGGCAGTACAACTATGTGGCTCGACGCTAACCACCCAATCTATCAGTTCCGAGATGGTAAATTCGCATTGTATGAAGAGCT